CAGTTGCAATTTCATCATACCATAAAGAAACTGACCCAAGTTTCTCAAATACAATGCATACCTTACATGTTGAGGGTGTTGTTAGTAATGAGTTAATGGAGATTGTTGAATCTTACGGTCTTAGTAAAATTGATGATGTAATTAATCATGATAATGATTATAACTTTGACTACTTCGCTTGGAGGTCACTTGCTGAAATGTATTTGTTGAAATTACCAAATGGTAAAGTGGTTGAAAGACCTCAACATATGTATATGAGAGTTGCTCTTTGGGTTACTAATACATTTGAAGAAGCGATTGAATACTATCAAGCTCTATCTACCCAAAGAATATCTCCGGCAACTCCAATCATGATTAATGCGGGGACAAAGGTTCCACAATTGGCATCTTGTGTTCTTCATTACAATGATTCAGATTCTCGTGAAGGTTTGTTGAATACTATGAGAGACATCTCAACCTATTCATCAGATGCTGCGGGTATCGGACTATCAATGTCAAACATTCGTAGTAAGGAGAGTCGTATTACATCATCGGGTGGATATGCTGGCGGATTGTTGAAGTATTTGAAGATTGTTAACGAGTCGCTTCGTTTCTTTAATCAACAAGGTCGTAGACCTGGTTCTGCGGCAATTTACTTGGAGCCTTGGCACAAAGATATCTTTGATTTATTGGATATTAAAAAGAACACAGGTGCTGAGGAATTGAGAGCTCGTGACTTATTCACGGCACTTTGGATTCCTGATAACTTTATGAGAGCAGTTAAGAACAACGAAGATTGGCACTTATTCTGTCCTAATGATATTGTTAAATCAGGTATTAAACCATTACAAGAGTCCTATGGTGATGAGTATGAGACTAACTACAACAAGGCTGTTGAGTTAGGACTTGGTAAGAAAGTTAAGGCTCAGGAAATTTGGAATAAGATTATCGAATCCCAAATTGAAACAGGTGTTCCTTACCTTTGTTCTAAGGACAATGCTAACAAAAAGACAAATCATCAGAATATTGGTGTGATTAAACAATCCAACCTTTGTAATGAGATTTATCAATATACTGATGAGAATACAACAGCAATCTGTACTTTGTCATCTATGGTTTTGAAAAACTATGTAAAAGATGGTGAGTTTGATTTTAAAGGATTGTATGATGAAACTCGTAAAGTTGTAAGAGCTTTGAACAAAGTTGTTAACATCAACAACTATTCAACTGAAAAGGGGCGTAAGGGTGGATTGGAACAAAGAGCAATTGCTATCGGAACACAAGGACTTGCTGATGTATTCTATTTAATGGATTACATCTTCACATCGGATGAAGCTCGTAAATTGAATAAAGAGATTTTTGAAACAATCTATTTCGCAGCTATCACTGAAAGTAACAGATTGTGTATGGATGGTAAGTATGAACCATACGCACACTTTGAAGGGTCACCAATGTCACAAGGAGTATTCCAATTTGATATGTGGGGATTAAAAGAAGATGAGTTATCAGGAAGATGGGATTGGAACTCATTAAAAGAAGAAGTTAAAGATTATGGTGTTTGTAACTCATTATTCACGGCTCAAATGCCCGTAGCGTCTTCAGCTAAGATTACAGGTTCATATGAAATGACAGAACCCGCTCACTCGGCAATTTTTAACAGACGAGTAGTTGGTGGGGAGATTATGATTGTTAACAAGTATTTGATTAACGACTTTGAGAAGATTGGAATTTGGTGTGAGGATTTAAAGAACGAAATCATCATGAATGAAGGTTCTATTCAAAACATCAATTTTAACAATTACTTGGATTTGGAAGATAAGAAATACAATTCAAAAGTTAAAAGAATTGAACACTTAATTAACAAGTATAAAACCATTTGGGAGATTTCTCAGAAGGCGTTGATTGAGATGGCGGCTGACAGAGCTCCATTTATCGACCAATCACAATCGATGAATATCTACATGGGTAACCCAACTCTATCAAAGATTACATCATCACATTTCTATGGATGGGAAAAGGGATTGAAAACACTTTGTTACTATGTTAGAACAAAGGCAATCTCAACAGGGGCTAAACACTTGGCGGTTGACATTTCAAAAATCAACAAACCAAATCCAACACCCGAACCACCAAAGGTAGATTACAGTTCAATGAGCTTACCTCCAAAACCTGAGAATAGTCAATTTGATTGTTTTGGATGTTCATCCTAAAATATTATCCCGACTTAGTGTCGGGATTTTTTATTTAAAGAACTATTTATTATTATGTCTAATATTATTCAGGAAGAGATTGAGAAAATAAGAAAAATGATGCTTTTGGAAGAATTAGTCCAAGAGGGGGGTGCGAAAAAATTAAAACAAACCTTAGACATTTTAAAAAATAAGGAAAAAGTATTATTATTAAGTTGTTCCAACAGATATAATTGGGATGATAATAACATTGATATTCCTAAATCAAAAATACTTGCAATGTATTTGAATGAAGAACTTGGTGATAAATCAGTTTTCATTGATGTGCCTGAATTAAAAATATTTCCTTGTGAAGGAAATGTATCGAGAGAGGAAGGTAATAGTTGTGGTATTAAAAAGGCATTATTAAAGGATGATAAAAAAAATCCATCAGGATATCATAGATGTTGGGCTAGTTTAAACAACAAAACTGATGAACTTTGGAAAATATCAAAAGAACTTTTTGAGTCTGACGCTGTGGTATTTTTTAGTTCAGTAAGATGGGGACAGGCTAATATGTTCTATCAAAATCTAATTGAGAGATTGACTTGGATTGAAAATAGATATCATACATTAGGTGAAAAGAATATAGTTGAAGGTATTGAGACAGGGTTTATTTGTGTTGGTCAAAACTGGAATGGTGAGAATGTCACAGAAACTCAAATGGAAGTTCATAAATTCTATGGATTTGAACCAAATAAGAAACTATATTGGAATTGGCAATATACAACAGATGTTAATGACGAAAGTAAATCTTCTTACAAAAAGTCCCACAAAAAATTTATTGACGATATGGGATTATGAGGTCGGGTATTATAAGTACACCTCAAAGGAAACACCAATTGTTGATTGTTTAAATTATTATCCTATAAATGAGTTCATAACAGAATATTTGTTAAAACAAGAGTTTGTTGAATTTGAATACGATAATAATACTCCAAAAACAATTGATGGTAAAATTATTGTATTGATTTAATTCCGACTTATGTCGGGATTTTTATTTTATTAGTAGTTTACTGAAAAAAACACGACATTATATTTATATCATATGGCAAATGGTAAAACTTATGGTATAAATTTTCCGTTCAGAGATTCCTTTGATGGTAAGTATTTGGATTTGTCGGATACTGTAAATGAAGAAATAAGGACGGATTTAATTCATTTGTTATTAACAAGAAAGGGTGCTAGATATTTTTTACCTGATTTTGGAACAAGATTATATGAGTATATTTTTGAACCTTTGGACGGTCCGACATTTACAGAAATTGAGGCCGAAATTAGAGATTCGATTGAAAAATATATACCTAATTTGACGGTAAATAATATTACAATTATTGATGCGTCTTCCGAATTAAGCCCAACTGAGTCAACAAGAATTTACTCGGTCCCAAATAGAAATGAGTTAGAACACACTGCGAAAGTTAGAATTGACTATACTTTAACCAGTAGTGTGTTTAATTCAAAAGATTTTATAATTATTAATATATAACATGGCAAAACAGATTTCATATACCACAAGAGATTTTCAGGGAGTAAGAACTGAACTTATAAATTATGTAAAACAGTATTATCCTGATTTAGTTTCAAATTTTAACGACGCTGCGGTGTTTAGTGTTTTAATGGATTTGAACGCGGCTGTGACTGATAACTTACATTATCACATTGATAGAAGTTTACAAGAAACTGTTTTACAATATGCTCAACAAAGGTCTTCAATTTTCAATATTGCTAAAACTTACGGATTAAAAATTCCTGGAGTTAAACCTTCGGTTGCGGTAGTTGATTTGTCAATTACGGTTCCTGCAAATGGTGATAAAGAAAATTTGGATTACTGTGGTAAGTTATTAAGAGGTAGTCAGGTTTTAGGTGCGGGGCAAACATTTGAACTTGCAAACGATGTGGACTTTGCAAATCCATTTGATGCGGATG